AAACAATGTTTATCAAATTCTCCAAGGTTCATTTGCTGTTAGCGCAAGCGTGGTACAGTAATGTCAGTAACCGTCAACTCAATCTCAACAGTCGTCATTCCGGTTGCAACCAACGTCTTTAACGTCGGTTCTAACCAACCTCAAATTATTGAACTTGGACCAGTTGGTCCACAAGGAATTCAAGGAGCAACAGGTGCTAACGGTAACACTGGGCCTACTGGCAATACTGGTGCCACTGGCATTGTCGGGCCTACTGGTAGCGTGGGAACTACGGGTGCTACAGGATCAACCGGAGCAACCGGTTCTGGACAAACGGGTGCTACGGGAAGTACAGGCAGCCAAGGCCAGACTGGCCCAACTGGAGCAATCGGAAACACTGGCAGCACAGGCGCTACAGGCTCAAGTGGAGCCACAGGTGTTACTGGACCTACAGGTAGTACAGGCAGCGCAGGGTCTACTGGACCAACAGGCAGCGCAGGAGTAACTGGCTCCACTGGCGCTACAGGTGCAGGCGGTTCATTAGGCCATTACGGAAACTTCTACGATACTACCACCCAGACCAACGCTGGCGCTACAAGCGCCAACCTCATCACCATTAACACCAATGCTGGCTCTAGCGGAGTCAGTATTGTATCTGGTAGCCAGATTACCTTTACCTATGCTGGCACATATTCCGTCAATCTGCTTGGTCAATTCATTACCACAGGCGGCGGTAGCAACTATCAGGTCAACGTCTGGTATGCCCTTAATGGCACAGCGGTAACTGAATCAACCGCAATCTTTACCACCTCTGGCGTTAACAATCAAGTGCTTGCCAACATCGAAGACTTGGTTACTGTCAACGCTGGTGACTACATCCAATTCTACTGGTCCTCACAAAATACTTACATGGAGTTGCTTGCCGCATCATCTGGCACATCTCCAACTCGTCCTGCTTCTCCAAGCGTCAATGTTCACGTCGAACAGATTATGTACACCATACTAGGACCGACAGGAGCAACGGGTGCCACAGGAGCCGCAGGAAATACTGGAGCCACAGGAGCAAGCGTTACTGGAGCAACTGGCGCAACAGGTCAAACCGGACCTACGGGTACGGCAGGCGCGACAGGAAACACCGGTTCAACAGGGGCTACGGGAGCGACTGGCGTCGCAGGACCAACAGGGTCGGCAGGTAATACTGGCAGCACTGGCTCGACTGGAAATACAGGGGCTACTGGACAAACAGGCGCGACAGGTTCTACGGGAAGCACGGGCGCAGCGAACTACTGGGACATCTTAGTATTTGGCGGTATGTGATATAATAGCGGCATGACAAAGATAGCGGTGTACTCTATCGCTCTCAACGAGATTAAACATGTTGAGCGATATGCCGCTGCCTGCAAGGATGCAGATTACGTAATAGTAGCAGATACAGGATCTACAGATGGCACACAAGAAGCGCTTCGGAATCTCGGTGTTACGGTTCACGATATTACTGTTAGTCCTTGGCGGTTTGATGATGCTCGTAATGCGGCACTATCGCTCGTACCAAAAGACGCAGATGTCTGCGTAATCCTAGATTTAGACGAAACGCCTCAGCCTGGATTCTTTGACAAGGTCCGCAAGAAGTGGAAAGTCGGTTCAGACCTTGGTTGGATAACCATGGATACTGGCTCCACATGGCAACGAGATAGGCTTCATGCACGAAGCGGATGGCATTGGAAGTATCCATGCCATGAAGTACAGATTTGGTACGGCGAAGGCACTCCGAAACAATGCGAGATATTGGATGCCGTTATCAAGCACGAGCCAGATGATTCAAAGTCTCGCTCACAATACCTGACACTGCTAGAACTGTGTGTCAGAGAATATCCAGATGATCCACGCATGTGGACATACATGTGCCGAGAGTACTACTTCCATGGTCGATGGGAAGATGTAGTCACCGCTGGCAAGCGCCAGCTGGAACTAAGCGGCTGGGATGTAGAGCATGCAGCAGTATGCCGCTGGGTAGGTGAATCACTTCACCAACTAGGTAGGGAAGACGAAGCCACCGAGTATTACAACAAAGGTGTTGAGATTCTACCCACCGAAGGCGAACCGCACTATGGCGTAGCCATAGATGCGTATCGCAAACAACAATGGCAACGATGCTTAGACGCCTCGCTTGCAGTTATGGAACTTCCTCGCTCCGTCCATTACTGCTACGAATCAGCTGTCTGGGATTGGAAAGCCTACGACTTAGCAGGGGTTAGCGCTTACAACCTCGGCCATGTCCAAGAGGCTCTCACGTTTGCTAAAGAAGCCGCTAAGGCCAATGGGCCTGAGCAGGACCGTATTCAACGGAACATAGACTTTATGGAGAAACTATTACATGAGCGAGCATCAGCACGTCAGCAAGGTCGTAAGTTGGGGAATGGATGAGAAGTTCAACACCATCCCAACTCTCTATGGCTGTACGTTATGCGAAGCAACTAGCGAATCGCTTTTACCTACCGAGGATGTTTTCTCGGATCATGTTCAGCATACTGATTATGTTGACGGTTGCTTTGGTTGCAAGATACGAACTTTAGAACTTTCCACTGGTGACGCCAATGGCGCACGAGCCATGTCTCAGGCTAAGTGGGACAAAGAACTTAATGCCTATGCCGATGCCCGCTCACAAGGTATTCAGCCAGCAGGCACAACCATGAAGGCAGTACAAGAAGCCAAATCCGCTAGCGACAAACTAGGCGTTGCATACAACGCTGAGTCTATGCCAGCGGCTACAAAGATTACGAAGCAAACCGCTAACGTAATGAGAGAAACGAAGGCAATCTAATGGCAGCAGCAAAAAAGGGTATGGGCTTTGCCGCAGCGCAAAAGTCTATCGCTAAGAAATCTGGCGTATCTATGAAGTCAGCTGGAGCAATCCTCGCTTCTTCTACACGTAAGGCATCACCAGCAGCGAAGAAAGCTAATCCAAATTTAAAGAAAGTTCTACCAGCTAAGAAGGGCAAGTAATATGTGCAAAGAGTGCGGATGCAATAAGAGTATGATCGGCAAGCCATCTATCAAACTTGACGGCAAGCCAACCAAGACTCCATACGGCGAGTATGAGGGTGTCGGCGGCACCAAGAACAAGTAATGGCAAAGACAATCAAGGTTGGTGGCAAGACTCACACCATCACCAAAGATGTAGTTGTCAAGCACAAGAGTGGCAAAGTTATCGACTTGACCAAGGTGGCTGGCGTTAAGACCATCGCCGCTGGTGTCAAGGCTACAAAGAAATACCATTCCAAGAAAGGCAAATAAATGTCAAACTACGGTGGCTTATCAACGGTATATCACATTAACCGTTTGGCTGGCACCATTGTTAATGGCGTACCTCAGTACGACTTTAACGGTGCATGTATTAAATGGGCTGACGTTGTCATCCCTGGTCATGGAGCCACCCGTGGCATTGATGCCTTGAACCTTATTTACGCTTACCGTCATGGTGGCAAGAATTACTACGAAGATACGCCTGGCGTATTAAACCTCCTTGCTGGTACCTATGGCATCGGTGAGGCTGAAGCAGCAGCAAGGATTACATCGTGAGTACTTATATCGATATTGTTAACGAGACGGCGTTAGCCCTATCGGGCTACACCAATCGTCAGGATCAGGCTACATTCCTGACCAGTTCCATGAGTGCAACGGATACTACATTCCAGGTTGCTGATGGAACAGTCTTGACCCGTGGCTTGGTGGAAATTGACGACGAGCTTATCTGGGTAGATTCATTTGACCGTACTTCAAATACGGCAACCATTCCTTCCTATGGCAGAGGGTTTCGTGACACTGTAGCTACAAGCCATACGGCTGGTACTCGTGTAACCATTACGCCTTCCTTTCCGCGTAGCGTTATCCGCCGAAACATTAACCTTGCCATTCAAGGCGTCTACCCAGATTTGTTCGGTACGTATTACACCACCTTTACCTGGCAGGCTGCTCGTACAACCTATGCCATCCCACAAGAAGCTATCGATATTATCGGTGTCTCATGGCAAACCATTGGTCCATCTTTGGAATGGCTGCCAGTGCGCCACTATCGCGTAGACCGTATGGCTAACCCAATTACCTGGAATACAGGTAAGACAGTATCTATTCGCGAAGGCATCATTCCAGGCCGTACCGTGATGATTACCTACACCAAGGTGCCATCTGAGCTTCAATACGATACAGACCTTTTCTCTAGCACTGGCTTATCAGACTCAGCTCGTGAAGTTATCGTGCTAGGCGCAGCTTACCGTACCGCTATGTACCTTGATATGGGACGTGTGCCAGCTGCTACCGCTGAAGCGGATGCAATGCAGGCTAACGATCCGATTGGCTCAGGAGCCAATATCGGACGAATGATTCAACAGCTTTATCAGCAACGCTTGATGGTGGAAGTACGTCGCCTTCAAGAGCAGTTCCCACCCCGTACCCACTACACCTCGTAAGGATAGTACATGGCACAACGACGTTATTACTCAGCCAATGCGGTGGACAACACCGTCGCAACTGGCATTACCAGCAGCGCTACAAGCGTCACGCTGTCTTCTATCCCAGTGGGCTTCCCATCTTCTTACCCTTATGTCATAGCACTGGATTACAATACCGCTTCTGAGGAATTGGTATTAGTAAGCGGAGCTTCTGGTCCAACCTTGAACATCTCTGGTGGACGTGGTTTTAACGGATCATCTCCAGCTGCTCACAACGCTGGTGCAGTTGTTCGCCACGTTATCGTAGCTCAGGACTTGACAGACTTTCAGGACCATATTGCAGCTGGCCCAAGCGGAGTACACGGCATCACAGGCGCTGTTGGCACCTTCCTTGGTACACCTACATCGGCTAACTTGGCAGCCGCTATTACTGATGAAACAGGCTCTGGCTCAGCGGTGTTTGCTACAAGCCCAACGCTGACAACACCTACGATTACAAGCCCAATTATCAGCATGGGAATCAATGCGCAGTCCGGCACTACCTACACGTTGGTAGCAACCGATGCTGCAAAGTTGGTTACCTTGGCTAACACTGGCGGAATTACCCTGACTATCCCAGCGGGTGTGTTTAGCGTCGGTCAAGCCATCAACATCCAGCAAACTGGTGCAGGTCAGGTAACCGTAGCCAATGACGGCACATCAACCTTTACAGGTACAGGCACCAAACTGCGTACCCAATACTCGGCTGCAACCATTATCTGCGTAGCAACCAACACCTTCACCTTGATTGGAGACATTGCGTAATGGCAACAGCATACGTCGTTCTTGGACAGTCCACGCCATCGGCTACTACCTTGACAACACTTGTCACGGGTAGCACCAACGGCAGCATTGTTTCCTCATTCGCAGCCTGCAACAAAGGCTCATCATCTGATACAATTCGTGTAGCAATTACTAAGTCTGGCGGTTCGGCGTACTACCAGTACTACGGCCTAACCATTCCAGGCAACAGTTCCATTCAAGAAACACCAGGTTGGACGATTGCCACAGGAGACACAATTTCCGTGTATTCCACAACAGGCAACACCGACTTTACTGCGACAGGAGTAACACTCTAATGGCTGTCTCGCTACTCACGAACAATGCAGTCTCGCCTACTATCAACGTCAATACCCAGTCTGCTTCATACACCGCAGTCCTTGGCGATGGTAGCAATACGCTTGTTACGATTAACAACGCATCGGCTAACACCTTCACCATTCCACCAAACTCGTCAGTGGCTTTTCCAGTCGGCACTATCTTAAACATTGCCCAAACTGGCGCTGGTCAGACGACTATTACTCAAGGCTCAGGCGTAACCATTGTTTCCAATGGCTCAACCGCTTCGGCTCCTAAGACCCGCGTGCAGTACAGCGGCGCTACTTGCGTACAGACAAGTGCAAACACTTGGCTAGTAATGGGAGACATTGCATGATTCTACCTGGCATATTAGCCTCTGGAATATCGGGGCATTTGGGCGGTAACTTCACTTCGCTTCAAACCGTAACGGTTGGTTCAGGTGGAGCAAGCGCAATTAACTTTTCTTCTATCCCAAGCACTTATACTCATTTGCAAATTAGAGCATTTGCAACTATTTCAGGGCAAAGATTTGGCGTAAACTTTAATGGCGATAATGGCTCAACTTATACTAACCATTTTATTTATGGTGGCGGTTCTGGCGCAGTAGCGGGAGCAAGCGTAAGCACAGTAGGAGCAAACACTATTGGGTTTACATCAACAGGAACATATTATAACGCAACTATTTGTGATATTTTAGATTATTCAAATCCAAATAAATACAAAACTTGGAAAAGTCTAAACGGTTATGACGCAAATGGAAGCGGCTATATTTTTATGCATAGCGGGCTTTGGTCAAACACTTCTGCAATTACATCAATTAGCCTTCAAGCATCAGAAGGTACATCTGGTTCTTTTAGTCAATACTCAACCTTCGCACTTTATGGAGTTAAATAATTATGGCTAGCGCAGCAACATATACACCGATTGCAACTTATACAGTTCCATCGGCTACTGCCACATATACTTTTACTTCTATTCCACAAACCTATACAGACCTTGTTGTAATAGAAAACGGTGCAAATACCGCCACTGGGCCTAATGATAATTACCTTACATTTAATGGAGATTCTGGTACAAATTATTCAAGAACCTTGCTTTACGGTAATGGAACATCAGCACTTTCTGGCCGAGGCACAAGCGAATCTTTTTTATATCTTGCGGGGTACTGGACTACTTCTAATGCCACAAGCGTTATCAACATTATGAATTATTCTAATACAACAACATATAAAAATGTTCTTGCAAAAGATACTAATGCTGGTGCAAATGCTGAGTTTGCCGTTGGTTTGTGGCGCAGTACCGCGGCAATTACTAGCGTCCTAATTGGCGCTCTTGCTGGCTCGTTCGCGGCAGGTACAACCTTTACTCTCTACGGAATTG